AGGTCTGGCAGTGGCGTAAGGCTGGAGTGCCGAGACATTCTTATCGGCGCTGGCATCTTTTGTGCGACAGGAAGTTTCACATTACAAAACTCAGCAGGAGGCGACTTCGGCGCACTTCAATTCGGCGGATCAACCAGTAGCTTCCCCGCGCTGAAGCGCAGCAGCACCGCACTGCAAGTTAGGCTCGCGGATGATTCGGCATTTGCTCCCTTTTCATGCGGAACATTTTCACACACCGGAAATCTAGGCTTTTACGGAACAACGGCAATCGCTCAACCATCTTCAACAGGACTTGGAACAACTGGATTTGTTAGTGGTGGTGGTGGTAATTTCGTCCATGCAAATAGCACGTTTACCGGGGGAATAGGCACAACAGCATACACACTTTCGGACATCGTCGCGCACCTCAAAAACCTCGGCCTCATTGCTTCATAATTTATGCTAACCAACCCAACACCCATAACCGTCGAACCCATCCCTGCGAAAGTGTTCGATAAACTCCATGTTTATACGCTCTCGGCCATTCAGCCGACCACGGATAGCGGATCAATCACCGTCGAACTACTGCCCGCAACGGCAGACGGCGAACTTGCCAACGGCAGCCTCGTCCAGCGCATGACCGCGCCGTTGACGCCCGAAATCATGCAGGCCGTTCCCGAACTCGCCGCAGCGTTCGCCGCAGTGTTGGCCGCGATTCCTGCGACACAGGCATGGCTCGCAGCACAACAGGAGGCTCCGATCAATGAATAAGCAAGTCACACTCACAGAAGCCGAGGCCAAGGTGGTCATGCAGTGTCTCGACCTCGCCGTCAAAACCGGCGGGCTCAACGCCGCCGCGCAGCTCCTGCCCATCGCCGCCGCCATCGACCAGCAGCTCACCCAACAACCAACAGAGGAGAAACAACAATGAACATCAACGACATCATCCAGACCCTGACCCGGCTCAATTGGCTCGAGGTCATCGTGGCCCTCAACGGCCTCATCGTGGCCCTGATCGCGATCTTCGCGCTCATTCCGGGAGAACAGCCCGAGAAGACGCTGCGGGCGATCGCAGCCTTCGTCGGCCGCTTCTCGCGCAAATGAAGACGGCGCTCGTGGTCATCATCCTGGCCTTCATCGTGGCGGCCCTGCTCTCGGGCTGTGCCACCCCGAGGATCGGGTTCGGCTATGACTTTCTCAACCAGAGAGTCACCGTCTCGGTCGAGCCCGGCGACGGCAAGCAGGTCGTGAGGCCCAAGCGATGAAAAAGACGCAGATCCAGATCCTCCAGGAGTCGGTCGGGGTCGAACCTGACGGCTTCTGGGGACCGAAGTCCATCCTGGCCTGCCAGCGCCATCTTCGGGCCCTCATGCCGAGGCCGAATCCGTGGCCGAGGCAGGATCAGAAGAGTCTCACGGCGTTCTACGGCCCGGCGGGCTCGGTCTCGACCGCCCGGATCTCGGTTCCCTACAGGATGTTTCTCTACAACGGGCCGGAGACCATCCGGACGCTGGCAGTCCACGAGAGGCTCGCTCCCAGTCTTTCTCGAATTCTCGACGAGCTCGGGAAGCGCTACAAGACCGACGAGGCCAGGACCGAGGCCGGGGTCAACCGTTATTTTGGAATCTACGCCAACCGCAACATGCGAGGCGGAACCCTCCCGAGTTTGCATGCCCGGGCCGCCGCGATTGATCTCGACGCGAGCCGGAATGGCCTGCACGCGCACTGGCCGACCAGGGCCCACATGCCGCTCGACGTGATGGAGATCTTTGCCCGTGAGGGCTGGCTCGCCGCGGGAGCCTTCTGGTCGAGAGACGCGATGCACTTTCAGGCGACACAATAGGAGGAAACATCCATGAAAAAAGAAACCACTGGCACCAACTGGGGCAAGGTCGCGCAGGCGGCCCACGCCGCCGACCACCAGACCAGACTGTCCGAGACCCAGGCCCAGCTCGAGGCCGAGCGGAGGGCCCATGCCGAGACTGTCAAGACCCTCGAACGTGCCCGCACGGCCGGGAAGAAAGCCGTCCAGGTGCCGAGGCCCTCGAGCCCCAGGGCCGGCAAGGGCGACATCGTCGAGGTCATCTTCTCCGACGTGCACGGCAACCAGGTCGACCCCGCGGCCTTTTCGGCGCTGCTCGGTGATCTCAAGATTCTGCGCCCCGACCGGATCTTCATCGGAGGCGACTTCATCAACTGCGGCGGATTCCTGGCCGAGCACCACGTCTTGGGCTACGTGTCCGAGGCCGACGACAGCTACGAGGACGACATGGCAGTCGCAAACGGGCTGCTCGACGCGATCATGGAGTCCAGCTCCTGCCCGGACATCCACTATCTCGAGGGAAACCACGAGTGGCGCGTCGAGCGCTGGGCTCTCACGCAGCGACTCGCCCACCACAAGGACGTCGAGCTGCTGCGCAAGACCTTCTGTGCCGAGCACGTCCTGCGCCTCAAGGAACGTGGCATCCGCTACTACCGGCAGGGCCACCTCCACGAGGGCTGCGACACGCCGGGCTGGGTGAAGCTCGACAAGATGTTCTATGTGCACAAGATCAGCAACTCGAAGGACGCGGCCGACGTGGCCCTGGCCAAGGCCGGCGGCAACATCTGCTACTTCGACACGCACCGGGCCAGTTTCAAGCCCAAACACATCCCGGGGATCGGCCTGGTCAGTGCCTGGAATCCGGGCTGCCTGTGCAAGCGCCAGCCTCTCTACGCCAACACCCGGCCGACCGAGTGGACCCACGGCTACCTGGTCCGCTTCATCTCCCGAGCCACTGGCAACTTCAGCATGTTCAACGTCACCATCAACGCCGGAGAGAGCTATGCCGGCATGCTACTGAAAGGAAACCGCACAGATGCCTAACTGGAAATCCATACTGGAAAAACAAAACGCCGCGGCCTATGCATGGCCGAGGGGCTGGTCGAGTCGCGACGACGTGGCCGAACAGCTCGAGTGCAGTCCCGAGAGAGTGGCCTCGCTTCTCGCCCCCGGCATCCGTGCCGGCACGGTCGAGCGCCAGGACTTCACGGTCTGGGACAACAAGCTCAAGCGCCTGGTCCGGATCACCGGCTACCGGGAGCTCGGCAAGAACGAGACGCCGGCCGCGGCAGATCCCAAAAAATCTGACGAGCCCGCGCCCGCGAGAGAGCCGATGGAGGGCTCCCGGGTGCGACGCCGCCGCGGCTCTGGCAAGGTCGGGATTCTGTCGAAGGATGGAAAGCGCTGGAAGATCACGTGGCCTCACTGCAAGCCCACGTATCCCTCAGGCAGGGCGTTCGGAAGAGATCTCGACGTCCTGTGAGCCATGACCCGGCTCGTCGCCAGGCCAGACTCGTGCCCGGAGTGGATCCGGGACACCATTCTGCGTCTCGACCAGCTGTGCTTTCCTGCCGACTGGCGCGTCCGCGTCGAGGGCTGCTACTGGTGGATCGAGGAACAGGACCGGACGCCCGTCGCCTATGCGGCCCTGCGTCCCTGCACGGCCAGGCACAATGCCGGACTGGGATTTCTCTCAAGGGTCGGAGTCCTGCGAGACTGGCGAGGCCAGGGACGGCAAAAGGAGCTCATCCGGAGACGGATCGCCCAGGCTCGCCGAGTCGGACTGAAAGAACTCGTGACCTATGTGGTCCCGTCAAATCTCGCGAGTGCGAATTCGCTCATTTCCTGCGGCTTCCGGCTGTATTCTCCCCGCCATGCCTGGGGAGGCAAGACGGCCCTCCACTTTCGAAAGATTCTATGAGTTCTGCGCGGAAATCTGTGATGTCAGAATGTTCCATCGAGAGATAACTTTGCCCAACGAGTCACGATCATGATCAATCTTGGAAAATCTTCAGAACAACCTGCTGGCATGATCGAGATGGTCTCCGCGATGCCGGATGAAAAAATGACCTATCCGTCTCTCTACATCTCTGGAAGAGAGGGAATCGACGATGCGCCCGATGTCGGGACCGAGGGCGAGGCCACGATCCGCTTCAAGATCGTCTCGAAGACCGACTCTGAGGGTCCGAACGGAAAGACCTCGTCGCTTGATCTCGAGGTCATGGGAATCGAATTTGGAGAGGCCTCCGAGGACAGCGAGGATGAGATCGAGAAGGGTCTCCGCGAGTCCGAAGAGGAAACCGAGGACGAGGAGGAATGACCATGAATGGAATGACCGACACGATGGCCGAGGAGCCAGAACCACAGATTCAGCTGACGCTGCCGAGATCGACGTTTGACCTTGCCAAGGGATTCCTGGCCGGGCTGAGCCAGGCGATCGGAGCCGCCGAGGCAAAACTCAAGGCCGACGAGAAGGCCGTGAAGGCCGACGAGACAATGAACGAGGTTCTTGCCACCGGCGCCGATCTTTCTGGATTCGGGGCCGAGCTCTCGGCGATGTCCGACAGCCGACTCGGGATTCCGCCAGTGGCATGATCTGGACATGTTTGTCTCGGAGATCATTGACCAGGTGATCGAGGTCCTCGGTCGGTGCGACCGGCAGAAGGCCCTTCGTCGCATCTCTGAGGCAGTTCGAGCCCTCCAGGACGAGGGCGACTGGGCCGCGAACATCGGGGCCCTCGACATCATGACCCTCTCTGACGGTCAGACCGTCACTCTTCCGCGCGAGGTGGAGACTCCGCTGGCAGTTGCCGTCAATGGCATCCCGGCCTTCATGCGAGACGAATTTTTCCGCTTCCATCTCAATGGCGACGGCCTGACAGACGACCACGTCGTTCCGTGGGCGTGGGATGACTCTGGGACCGTGCCCTCCTTCATGGACATCGGGACTCCCGGTCCCCTGATCGCCCGCTGCGACTCAGAGGCCGACATCGGCGTCGTCGTGCGAGTCCTTGGAATCGATGCGAATGGCCGAGAACTTCGTCAGCAGCTCGAGAATGGCGACTGGATCGACGGGACCGAGACCTTCGCAGTCAATGTCGCGGGAGCTCCCACGGCCGCCCCGACGTCTGTCCCGTTTCTCCGTCTCTTCGAGACAACGCCGACGGGACTGCTCGTCTCTGGGACGGCGCATGGCCTTGCCACGGCCGCCCAGATGCAGGTGCAGCTCGCCTCCGGGTCGATTCCTCAGCCCCTGATCAACGGGGCGTTCTATTTCATCCGAGTCATCGACTCGACCCGCGTCCTGCTGTATGCGACGCGACTCGACGCCCAGACGAACCAGAGGCCCATTCTGTTTTCGACCGTCGATCCCACGGCCGCGATCACGCTGCGAGAGACTCGGGCCGTCCGGGCCAGAACCTGCTTCGTGACCTCAGGAGCCAACCTCATCTCGGAGGGAGACCTCGTGGCCTTCACCGGATCACCGCTTCCGCTGCCGTTTGAGGCCTCTCGAACCTATGCCGCGTCTCCCGTCGCCACAGACCGCTTCATCGTCTACGGCGACGACAATGATCGCGAGAATGCGACAAATCCGGTCAACGCCACGACGCCCGGAACGTCTGTCGAGGCGCGCATTCTCAAGCCGATGTATCCGCTGACCCAGCTGACCTTCACTCTGCCACACAACTTTGTCACGGGAGACCAGGTGACGGCCTCGAATTCTGGAGGCGAGCTGCCGCAGCCGCTGATCGCCAACACGCCATATTTTGTCAGGGCCCTGAGCGCGACGACCGTGTCGCTCCACTCCACGTCTGCCGATGCGTCCACGGGAGCCAGTCCAATCGCGCTGACGTCTCTCGGAGTCGGGACCAATTCTCTCGTGAAGCTCATCGCGGCAACCGTCGCCGGCGGCGGAAGCAGCACCGTGACGACCGCGAGCCCGCACAATCTGAGTGCCCCCAGCGGGGCGGGCGCGACTGCCACGGCGGTGCTCTCGAGTCAGACGGTCGTGGCCATCTCGGTCGGGACCGGCGGGAGCGCCTACAACGTCTCGCCAAAGGTCACCATCTCGGGAGGCGGAGGCACAGGAGCAACGGCCGAGGCCATTGTCGCGGGCGGTGCCGTGGTCTCGATCCGAGTCATCACGGGCGGCACGGGATACACCTCGGTTCCGACGGTGACATTCACGCCGCAGGGCGGCAGTCTGGTCCGTTTCACGACCAACGGAACACTTCCAGATCCCATCAAGGCCGAGACGGTCTATCGCGGCGAGGCCCCGCTGACCTCGACGACATTTTCTCTCAACGACACGATCCCGAATCCGGTCGCGATCAGCTCTGGCGGCACTGGACAGCTCTATGTGGTCATCTCAAGGTCATTCTCGGTCGGCTATCTTCCGCAGTGGTCGGTGGATGCCACGGCCCTGTCGACGGGCGACGCCGTCCGATTCTACACGCCCGGAATTCTGCCGGGAACTGCTCCGTCGCAGGTCGACCAGTCGACTCTCTACTATGTCCGCAAGATCAGCAACTCGCTCGTCGAGATCTATGACTCGGCCGTCAACGCGAATGCGGCTCCTCCCACGGTGACAGGAAGATTCTCGGCCACGACCGCCGGTGCCGAGACGCTGTATCTCTCGAGGGCAAGATCGGTGACCGTCTCGCCCCGCGACAACAGTCTTGATGTTGATTTCACGGCGTTTCTCGAGAACCTCACGATTGTCCGTTTCACGACAACCGGGACACTTCCAGCGCCGCTCGCGACCGGGACCGACTACCGGGCCAACGTGGTGGGAGACACCATCGAGGTCTACACGACAGGAAACGTCCTGATTCCGCTCACGACCGTGGGATCTGGAACTCATGAGATGCTGATATCTCGCTTGATGACGGCTCCGGCCGCGACGTCGCTCGACATTCCAGACCATGGATTTGCCACGGGAACCGCTCTCACGGCGGTGACAAGTTCGGTGCTTCCGTCGCCGCTTCTTCCATCGACCACCTACTATCTCAGGTCCATCGATGACGATCAGATCGAGCTGTATCCCTCGCAGGCGCAGGCAAACGCCGCTCCCGCGACGGCCGGACGCATCACCTTTCTGTCGTCTGGAACAGGAACCCAGCGAGTCGTCGTTTCCAGAGCCCCGGTGTCTGTTCAGACCGTCTCTTCCATCGAGAAGCCGGTGACCGACGGATACATCCGACTCTATGCCTGGGACACGTCGAGAACCGGAAACATCGCGCTTCTTGGAGACATTCATCCCACCGAGACAGTCCCGGCATACCGCCGCATCAGAGTCAGCAAGTCGGCCACGTCTGTCCGCCTCAAGTATCGCCGCCGGGCCTTCGATGTGCTGACCGAGAGAGACTTCATCAATCTGGATTCTCGCATGGCAATCCTCATGATGGTCCAGTCACAGGAGCTGCTCTTCAAGAAGTTCATCGCCGAGTCGGAGCAGTATCGCCTGATCGCCGTGGAATACCTCAACAAGAGAAACCGGGCGCTCGACGGACCGCGCGCCCCGACATTCCAGATCAACGCCGACGTGACGACCAGGCCAGACGACTGGATGGACTAGGCCATGCAATCTCCCGCGATAACCCAGGGACGGCTCGTGAGTGTCGACGCCGGATGGATGTCGGGAATGAACTCCGTCCGGCATCCGTGGTTTCTTCGGCAGGATCAGTATCGCCGCGGGGTCAACGTCGTCAACCGCGGCGGCGTGATCCAGACGAGACCCGGATTTCGCATGCGGCTCACTCTTCCCGAAGGAAACTTTCAGGGAATGGCGCACTTTCAGGTCACCAAAGACGGGCGCCGTGACGACCACCTTGTTCTTGCCGTCGACGGAAAGATCTATTTTGCGCCGTTTCCTCTCGAGCAGCCAAGATTCTGGGAAGATTTTCGTCTGAAGAATCTTCAGTTTTCGGCAGATGCCGACATGGTCCATTTTGCGGTCGCCGAGAAGACTGTCACCACCGCGCCCGACCAGACGCTGCAGATCGTGCCGTCGCACAATGTGCTGATGATCCAGGACGGCGTGACCCCGGCCGCATACTGGGACGGAGAAGAATCGCGGCACCTCGTCGAGGCGGCCCCGAATCTAGAGACCCCGACCGGGACCTGGATGACCTTCTCTGGAGGACGTCTCTGGGTCGCGCGCGGCAATATTCTCCTGGCGTCTGATCTGTTTGACCCGGTCAAGTTCACCGAGCGAGTCGAGGGCGAGGGCCGAGGCGATTTTTCTTTCCCGAAACAGATCACTGGAGTCACCAGTTTCATCGGAGACGAGCGCGTCGAGGTCGTCGTGGTGTTCACGGACGAGCGCAGCGAGATCGTGCTCTCTGGCATCCGAGATCGCGCCCAGTGGGCCACGACCCAGGGAATGCAGTCGATCCTGTTCCCGAGCACCGGATGCGTCGCGGGACGAAGCGTCGTGTTCCAGGCGGGTCTCATGTGGTGGTATAGCTCTGGAGGTCTCGTGGCCTCTGACGCGGCGGCATCGAGCAACCTGACGAGCCAGATCAACTATCGAGACGCCGAGATGGCCTTCAGCAAGCAGTTTCTCAACGATGACTCGTCCATGATCTGCGGTCTCAGCTTTGAGAACTACCTCCTCATGTCGATGCCGATCGGGCAGAATCTCAACTCTGAGACGTTTGTGCTCGATTATTCTCCCCTGAGCGAATTTTCTTCTGAAAAGATCCCGGCGTGGTCCGGAGTGTGGACGGGGATCCGCCCGATCCAGTGGGCATCTCCGGTGATCAACGGAAAGCGGCGCGCCTTTGCGGCCTCGGTCGACTACCGCGCCCTGTCCGATGGAAGCCACAACCACGTCTGGGAGGCGTTCATGCCCGAGAGAGAAGACACCTTTTTTGAGCTGGGCAGCGACTTCACGAGGGTCGACTTCACGAGGCCGATCTTTTGCGAGTTTGAGACCCGCCTCATGGGAGACGGTCATGATCTAAAGTCCTTTCAGTATGCAGACATCAATCTGATGGAGATCGCCGGAGACGCGTATGTCACGGCAGACTACCGCGGAATCCGCGGCGCCTACAAGCCAGTCCTCTGCAAGCGCATCATTGCCCCGATCACGGCCGCCTCTGCCGGAGCCGACATCCCGCCTTCCGAGCTAGACATTCTCGACGGACTCAAGAAACAGAGCCGACGGGTCACGACAGAGAATGCCCTGCCGACCGACGGCTGCCCGACCTGCGAGTCCGAGTATTCTGAGAACATCGACAAGGCCTTCAGCATTCTTGTCCGGTGGTGCGGCCAGATGGCCGTCGAGTCGATCCGTCTCTTCATGGAACCGTGGGCCGAGCGGGCAGAGGGCCGCTGCGAGGAAGGCGAGACCAGGGTCTGTCTCGTCGGGGAGGACGGCAGGAACCACATCTACAGCCGTGAAGAGGGATTTGTTCCTCTCGAGGATCTCTACGAGGTCGGCGGCAACGCGTGGGCCTCGACGAGGTCCTCGACCGTCACCCTGACCTGCCCGGCGGGGTCTGTCACGACCGGGCCGCTCACTGTCACGGCCACCTCGACATACAGGTCGAGAATCTCTCAGGCAGATGCCGATGTTCAGGCACTGGCCTCTGCACAGACGGCCGCCCAGGCGCAGGCCGACTATCTCAGGACGATCTATCCGTGCTACTATGACTCCGTGCAGTCCGTGACCCGCCACTGTTATTCAGAGCTCAACGATGATGCCCTGGCGATGACAAGACTGTCAGACGGCCGTGTCATTCTCGGAGGTCAGTTCTGGAGAGACAACACGACCAACCAGGGCAAGATCACAGAAAGAACTTCTGGCGGCACCAGGAACCTGACCTTCACGCAGGGAGACGGCTTCGTGTCGAACTTTGGGGCAGAGCCGAGCTCTGAGCAGATCAACGTGCTGCTCAACGACAGCAACGGCATCTATGCCCTCGGAGAATTCAGCGAATACAACAATGTCGCCAGGACGCGGATCGCCCGATTGACATCCTCCGGGGCACTCGACACGACCGTGACATTTGGAACCGGATTCAACACGGCGCCGACTGCCGCGTGCATTCTTCCATCGGCACTCGCCGAGGTGTCCACCGTGGAAGTCGTGACAGTGTCATCGATTGGTGGAGAATACTTTGATCTCGGAGACGCCAACGGTCCTGTCCGCGTGTGGATCGACCGCAACAACGCATCCACTCCTCCCGCGACTCCGGTCGGAGGACGGCTCATCGAGGTCGATAAATCTTCTGGAGACACCGAGGCCGACGTGGCGCTCAAGATCAAGAATGCCCTGGACGCCGATGCCCAGTTCATTGCGACCGTCGTCGGCGCCATCGTGACCATCACTTCCGCGACGGCGGGTCACCGCATCCACATCACCGAGACGGGGTCAAATTTTGCGGTCGCGACGGTCACATCCGGCGCCTCGGCCGGGTCGCTTGTCATTGGCGGCACTTTCACGACATACGACTCAGTCGCCGCGGCAAAGCCGATCATTCTGATCGAGGCAAACGGTGTCAGAGATGCCGATTATCTTCCTACGGGATTCACAAAGATTTTTGCTCTCATTCCCCAGACCGGAAACCTGGTCGATGTCGTCGGATACAATTCTGGGCCAGGAAAGGTCCGTGTGGCGAGACTCCTGTCGACCGGCGTCGAGGATCCGGCCTTCACGCCCTATGAGGTGACGATCGCCGATCCTGGGTTTGCCTCGATGGCCCAGCAGGCAGACGGAAAGCTCGTTGTGTCGTTTGACGGGGCAAACTCGAACAAGAATCTGGTGAGACTCGAAACAAACGGCTCTGTCGACGCGACCTACAACGTAGGGACCGGGCTCAACACCGCGGCGCGGGCGATTCTGATTCTTGCAGATGGAACCGTCATTCTCGGTGGCAACTTCACGACCTACAACTCGGTGGCAGTTCCTCGGATTGTCAAGACCACGGCGCTGGGGGCGGCCGTCGGGGCGTTCAACCCAGGAACCGGGTTCAACGCGACCGTCCGCGCCCTCATGCTGCCCTCGACCGGGACCTTCTTCTATGCGGCCGGCGACTTCACGTCCTACAACGGCAACACGGACTCCTATGAGAGATTCGGGCGCGTCGACCAGACGACGGGAGCCGCCCTTGACACGCGCCAGACCGTGAACGTCACCGGACGTCATCGTGGCACGATTTCCCAGGCCAACTCTGACACCCAGGCCCTCGCCCTCGCAAATGCCAGGGCCATCACAGAACTCCCCTGCACCTGACCATGCCCAAGGCAACCTCAGTCACGCTCTTCAACGGAACAACTCCGAACGCCTTCGTGAGCCCGTTCTCCGATCGTCTCCCGATGTCTTTCTATTCGTCGATCACGGTCCCCAACATGCCGACTCAGGCATGTCTTCCGTGTGCCATGACCGGATACTCGACGTCGACCGTCAACCAGTTTATTCAGGACCTTGCCCAGGAGATTCCGCTTCCTCTTTCCAACAGCACCACGACCTCCGAGACGCTTCCAACCATACCTCCAGAACCACAGCCACCCACCTCCGTATCATGAAGACCAGATTCATCGACGTCAACCCGTATTCAGACGACTTCAAGAGAATGCAGCAGTTTGCCAGGACCTTCGACCATGAGATCGGGCACTGGAAGAACGGAAAGCTGGTGGCATTCGAGCGAGACGAGAAGACATTCGGTTATGCCGACATCGTCTATCTTCCGGTCGCCTTTCCGGCGTTTCATCCCGAGGTCGCGACGCCACGCGGCATCATGGAGGTGGTCTCGGCGTGGAGGGCCGTGGCGCAGTTCAACCATGGCGGCGAGGGATGGATCGGGGTGCCCATCGACGAGACCCGGAAGACATTTCCCACGGAGATGATCGAGAAGACCGGATATTCAAAGATGAACAGAGAGATTTACTTGATGGAGGGAGCCGTGTAGGTTTCGACCGATATGGGTGGAGGATCTCCGTCAGTTCAATACACGCAGCCGCTTGAGGGATACAACGCGGGTCTGCAGGGACAGATCGCTCTCGGGAGGGGACTCGCCGAGGCGGCCGTTCGGGCGACACCAGAGACGATGCGCGCCGACATCCCGTATCTCCAGGAGACGGCAAGACGCGAGGCCGTCATCAACGCCCTGAACTCAGAGGCTCTTGAGCGCCAGCTCGCCCCGGAGACCGCCAGGATGCGGACGGGTCTGCGCCAGCAGCTCGAGCAAGATTTTGCGGGAGGCCCGAGCCGAGAACTTTCCAACCTGTGGCTTCGCCAGGGACTGTCAGACGTGGTCGGGACCGGGGCAAGGACCGAGTCCGGATTTGCCCGCTCGGCACTGGCTGATCGCAGCCGCCGCGACTATTTTGCAAATCGCCAGGGACTCCAGGATCGGGTCGCCGCATACCTCCAGGCAAACCCGATGCCGGTCGCCGGGATCGACCCCGGATCACTCGCCGGAATCATCAGCCAGGTCTCGGCCGACAACATCAATCTTCGCAACGCGTATCAGCAGCAGGTCCTTGGATATCTTGGGGCCCAGGCACAGAACGCCTCGAATGCCTTCCAGCAGCAGTCACAGATGGAAATGGCCCGCAGGTCGCAGAACGCGGCGGCAGCAAACGCCGCGAGCGCCGCGGCCGCCTCGAATCAGGCGTCTCTGATGGGAGCCGGAATCGGCGCGGGCGGTCAACTCGCCGGGGCAGGAATCACGGCCCTCGCCCTATGACGCTTGACCGGCGTGTCGAGGTCGCGGTCGACTTTCTTGACCGCATGCTGAAGACGGCAAGGAATTCGGTCATTCTCTGGTCGGGCGGCAAGGACTCGATGGTGGTCCTGCACATGCTGAAGTTTCTCATGAAGAGAGAACTTCCCGTCGTCTGCTGGCGAGAGCCCTGGATGCCAGAAAAGCTGCGATTCATCAACCGGATCATCAATGAGTGGAATCTCGAGGCCCACGACTATGCCCCGTCTGCCGTCAGTCTCTGTCGAGGGAAGGAGAGCCGGGTTGACATTATGGAATGCTATCAGGTCAGCTCGGCGGCCCAGAAGCCAGAATACATCATGGTGGCCCGCGGGACGATCGTCCCAGAGGAGGGGCGGCCGTTTCTCTGTGCCCTCGAGACGTTTCTCTCTCGTCCGCTCGGGACCTACAACTTTCCGTGGGACTGCATGGTCATGGGCCACAAGTCGTCGGACGACGACCCGACCGTCGGCCGTGTGCCACTTCAGGTCGACCGACTCCAGCTCGAGAATGCCGGGACGATCCTCTATCCGATCCGGGAATGGACCGACGATGACGTCTTTGAATATCATGAGAGGCACTCGGTGCCGCACGACGAGACACGCTATGACGTCAAGGGCCGGCAGATTCTCAAGAAGAATTCCACGAATTCCGACTATTTTCACACCTGCACGAAGTGCTGCGACCCGACCTCGGCCTCCTTTGTCAGGTGTCCCAAGTATGACATCGACGTGAACAACGTGTCACACCGGGTGCCCTGGGTCGAGCCCAACTTTGCCTACTGCGGACTGGGGTCGAAAAATTCTGTGTAGAATTTTCTGGTTCTGAATCCTGGCAGAAGTGGATTAGATTCTCAGAGACATGGGAGGCGCGTCACAAAACAAAATGATGAAGATGGAGAGGATCACTCGTCCTCTTCCTTCACGCCAGGAATACATGCTCATGGATCCGATGAGCGAGGGCGCGACTGAGATATCGCAGACGGCACCCCGTCAGCCGTATGCCATGTCCGGATCCATCTCAGACCAGGAAATGATGGCTCTCCAGCGTCTGCCCCTCTTTCGTCCGATGGGAGGACCCAGCCCCAGCGTGAGCGTCGTCCCGCCCCCGACAGTTCCAATGCGCGCCGCCCCGATGGGCGTGAGGTGACCGATCATGGGAGGAGCATCTGCATCTGCCGCCCCGGCGGCCTCGGCCGCGGGCGGATACGCCAGCAAGGGGGCCATGTCGGCCGCGACGGTCGGCGGAACGACCGGCAGCAACGTCTCCGGGATGGGATGGGTTCCGAAGGCACAGGCGGCCGGCTCTGGCGGGACAAACTACATGGAACTCGCAAAACTCTTTGGCGGCGCCCTCGGGAACTCATCCGGTCAGTTTGGAAAGGCCGTCGCCGGCCAGCAGTATGGCCTCGGCGGACAATCCGCGTCGAGTCCGTTCTCGCCCCAGGGACCGTTTCCGTTCGCGGGACTGACCAGGGAGATGCCACGAGTCCAGTCAAGAGGTTTTCGTCTTGCCAGCGCGTCCGCGGGACCGCTTCAGCAGACAGGGATGGGATATTCAATCTGAGATCATGGGAGGAAGCCGACAGGGACCATTCGGGGCGATCGCGCAAATGCGTGAGCGGCTGCAGAATCGCGTTCAACAGCAACAGGCCGCGGCCAGGCCGACTCCTGCCCCGGCGCCCGCCCCGGCCCCAGTTTCGGCACCGGCGCCCGCACCGGCGCCCGCACCGGCGGAACCCCCCGCTCCAGAATACGCCCCGTTCCGCTCATTCGCGGTTCCTGATTTTGGGTCTCAGCTCTATGGACAGTCTGGAGCGATTCCACGCGAGATTTCTGAATCATCTGGCATGACTCCGTCCCGTCCCAGACTTCAGCCGGCTGGATCAAGGAATCCAACCGCGGGCGGACGTCTCTCGGGATCAATCGGGTCATCGCCGACAACGGCGGGTCCAATCACGCCGGTTCCCAATGTCTGGAATTCTGCGAACGCCAACATGGCAGCTGGCGCCGTCGCTCTATGAAAACGCCAACAAACAGAAAGAGAGGATAGCATCATGGGAGGAGGAAAAGGAGGAGGAGCACCGCCACCGCCACCGCAGCCCGACTGGGCTGCGATCTTTGCGGCCGAGCGTGCGGCAAATCAACGAATCATGGACCAGCAGCGGGCCGAGGCCGAGGCGCAGAGACAGCGCGAGGCGCAGCAGCGCCAGGAAGAAGAGGCGCGCCGCATGCAGGAACAACACAACGTCCAGCAGAAGGCCCGCGACGAGGCGGCAATGACCGATTTCACGAAGATGAAGCAGGCGGCGGCCGCACAGGCCGTCGGAGGAGTCGGCTCTGTCACCCCGACGTCGTCTCGTGCCACGGCGCCAGGGCTCACTCCCACGTCTGCCATGTCGACGTCTCGTCCGATGTCGTCTGGAACGTTTGCCCCGAGTCCGACGGCCCCGGTGGCCCCGATGGCCGGCAATCTGCCGACCGCCCCGGCACAAGTCGGCCTCGGAGGCGGCGGATTCGACTTCCTGAGACAGTATTTCTCGAGGTAACTCATGGCGATTCAGACCGGCGGCTTCAACGTGGCGCGGGGCGGAGGGGCTCAGATTCAGCTCACCGCCCCGGCGCCGCTGTCGTTTGTGTCTGGAAGCACCCTTGCCCCGGGAGACATCGGGGTCAACGCCATCACCGAGGGATCGCGTCTCGCGACGGCCAGCCTGCTGTCCGGAGTCAATGTGGCCCTCGAGAGTGTGCTCGGCGCCGGCCTCGGAATTTTCGAGAGAAGGCAGAAGCGCGAGGAAGACAAACTGAAGCACGAGCGCGCCCTTGAGATCGCGCGCGAGCGCAGTCTTCTTGGAAACGTTCTCAGTCCGCTCGACCGCGAGCGCCTGCTAGGACAGCGTCTGCAGAACATTGAGCAGATTCGCGAGCTCGAGGATCCCTATGCCGAGTTTCTTGGCGAAAAAGGTCCGTCGCCGCTTGGCGACATTCCAGATCCAAATCTTGGTCTGAGATCAGAAGATCTTCCTCTTGAGCCGTTCGACCCGAATGCGCCCGAGAATGTCGAGCCAGAACTCCCGTCGGGCGATGTCCCGCTCCCGCCTCTTCAGGGAGCCCGTCCTCCCGGCGAGGAACCCGCGCCCGGCGCCGCCCCGGAGGGCTACACGACGGCCGGTCCCGGAGGAATGCTTCTCGTGGTCCCGATTCCGGCAGAATCTGGTGGGGGCCGCATGATCATCAATCGGGCCACCGGGGCCACGACGATCGACAAGGGAGCCGGCGGACGGACCGAGACCACGGCCTCTGGACTTCCCGAGGAACTCAAGGATGAACTCCGTCTTAAGGGCGTGACCGTCAACGCCAAGGGCGAGGTCTCGACCACCTACGAGCCGAGCACGGCCGACGTCGACCGAGAAAAAGATATTGCGACGATGCAGGGAAGCATCGAGCAGGCCGGACGAGTCGTTCGCGACATTGACACGATCATCAGTTCGGCCAATTCCGCGAAATTGCCGGCAACGGGCAAGTTTTCAGATTATCTCGCGACGCTGCCCTTTACCACTGGCGCGAGCGACGTTCGAGCCCTCATCAAGAACATCGAGGCCGATGTGGCGTTCAAGACACTGGCCGACATGCGGCGAAACAGCAAGACTGGCGGAGCCCTTGGAGCCATCTCTGATAAAGAGCTGGCTCTTCTTGCCGCGGCCGAGGGATCGATCAATCCTTCTCTCAGCTGGCCGATCTTCAAGAAAAATCTTGAGGCGATTAGAGACGCGCGAAAAGAGCTTCTCAAGATGTATAGCGGCAAGCTTGCCTCGATGGGTGCCGGCACGTCGCAGTTTGATCTGACGGCCGAGATCAACAGCCTCGCCGAGCAGCTCGATGACATGCCCGACAGGAATTCTGAGGAATATCGCGCCGGAAGAGAACGGCTCAAGGAGCTGGTTCGTCGCCAGAGAGGACAATGACCCATGGCCGTTCTCAAGGAAGTCACCGACGAGGTCACGTCTGAGACCAGGCCAAAATCTGGCATGGTCGGCGGAGTCTCGCGCGGCGCCGTCGGGCGTCGCCGCAAGAAGAAGCCCGCATCGATTCTTGACGAGGTCACCGAGGAGGTCTCAAAGGAGCCGGTCCCCGAGGGTGCCCTGGCCCAGGTCATGCGCGAGACCGAGACCGATCCCGAGACCGTCCGCCGCATGCGGACCGAGGGACAGCGTCTCACGACCGATCAACAGCGCATCGCCTTTGAGGCAGAGCGGGCGAGGCCACTGACCGACGTTGCACTCGGGGCCGCGGGTGCCTTCATTCAGGCCGTCCCGGAGACCGTCGGGCAGCTCGTCAGGGGAACAGGCAAATTTGCCTATGAGGGAGCTCTCAAGCCCATCGGCCAGACCGTGCTCGCCGGCCTGAGATATGAGCCTGGATCAGACGAGTATGAGCGGGCCCTGTCGCAGGCGTATGGCGGCGCAAACAGTGCCGTGCGCTCGCTCGCGTCTGGCGTGGCTCAGGACATAGAAGAAACGGCAAATGCCGCGATTCGTGCTGGATATTTTGGAACCAGCATCACCGACCGCGCCGCCGAGAAGCTCGGACTCGTCACGCCAGAACAGTCCTTCAACAACTATCTCGCCCGCGAGGAAATGCGCCGCGGCGAGGCCGAGGACATCCAGGAGAATCCCGATCGTGCCGCGACGATGCTGGCAAGGAATCCGCTCGCCGGGACCGTGATCGAGGGAGCCGCGATGCTGTCTGGACAGGGAGCCCTGACGCCGGAGGCAAAACGGGCCGCTCTTGCCGGATACGAGGAATCTCTTCTTGCTGAAGCAAAATTTCGACCAGACGAAGACATCTCGATGCTCGGCGAGGTCCTGTCTCCGGTCGGCCTTCCGGCCAGGCTGGTGAAGCCTGTCACGAGCGCGCTTGGGGGAACCATGGAGGCCGCGGGCGGACTCGCCGTGCGAGGCGTGACCAAGCCCACGATTCGCGGCGTCAATCCCCTCGAGGGTGTCGGCATCGGAATCCGAAAAGTCGGCGAGGGAGCCGAGAAGGTCGGAGCCGGCATCAGCCAGGCGATCACGGGACGTCCAGATACCTTCCTGGCGGCGCCTGGCACGGTCGTCTCGGCATTCACCAAGAGACCTGGTCAGCTGGTCGAGGGAGTCGGCCGCACGCTTCGTGACGTCGGCCGCCAGATCGACGAGGGCGGGATTCGCGGACGGACCGGAATCGTCGAGCGCCTCGGAAGAGACCCCCAGTCTGCCGACTGGATCCGCGACCTCTTTGGACCCGGCGCCCAGAAGCGACTCGAGAAGATGGAGCGCAAGAACAAGCGGCGCGTCGCCGAAGGCAAGGAACCGATCAGGCCAGGACGCGGCGGGGTCATGCGGGCTCGCACCGCCGACTATGGTCTGCGTCTCGCGAACAGTCTCACCAAGTCGGGTGTCTCTGGCGCCGCGCTGAACGGCATCATCGGGGCCGCCGACATCGAGACCGCAGAAGAATTTGGCCGTTCCACCGGCGTGGGCTTCGGCATCGGCTCCTACATGGCCGGCCGCGTGCCCGAGCGCATCGGGGCGGCCCTTGATCCGACGACGGGTCTTGCCACAAAGATCGACAAAGTCACGGAGATCGATCCGCTCGATCGTCGTCTCGACGAGGATGCCGATCTCAAGCGTTTCAGGGCGACCGCAGATCCTGAACTCGTGCGACAGGCCGAGAAGCTCTCAAGTCCAGAGGAGCAGGTCGCGTCTCGCATGCGAGAGCTCGACGATCTGTTCCAGCGCAAGGCCGAGGCCGACTATGCCGAGAAAGACACGACCGAGCTCGATGCCATCATCACCCAGAAGGCCGATGAGCTGTCTGCCCTGCAGGAGAGCACCAAGAATCTGACGCAGGAAGACCGCGACGAGCGCCGCCGGGCCGTCGAGCTCATCATGGCAGACGGTCTCGATCTTCTCAAGTCAAACGGCCGTGCCGCGGGTCTCAACGGCGTGAACGTGAAAATTCTTGATCCATCTCAGATCGAGTCGTTCATCCGCGAGCGCTGGGGCCAGAATCTTGAGCAGGCCGAGGCAATCGTTGCGCAGCTCGGAGGTCGCACGGACCTGAGTCCGTCCGAGGAACAGTCACTCCTGCGTGCCAACCAGGCCGTCCAAAAATTTCAGGAACAGGTGCAGCTCTGGCCACAACAGACGGGATTCGCGCTGTCGGACTCCGACCAGGCCGACGTCCCGGCCCATCTCCGCATGGCCAACATCGGGGCCCCGACGATCGTGATGAACGCCGAGCAGCTGATGCGCGATCCGCGCCGCGTGGGTCTCCGCTATCTGCTGCAGCACGAGAGCAACCACATTCTTGAGCAGTTCCGCGAGGTCCAGGAGATGCAGCGCCCGGTGAGAGACCTGTGGTTCGGCAAGCGAATCGTCCGCCCAGACGGCACGGTGCTCGAGGCGACCCCAGGAATCATCACCGACGACTGGATCAACGACGTTGGGATTCCGATGTATGCCGAGCGACTCTATGGTCCGGGAGGCGAGACCAAGTTTCGTGATTCTTTTGCGTCGCCGCAGCAGGCCGTCGAGTATGTCCGTTCCGAGCTCATGTCTGAGCTGTCGGCGCTGTCCGAGACCGGCTACTCGACGATTCGAGAGGCCCTTGATTCTCCGGGCCAGGCCGTGGTGGACCGTCTTCTCATTTCTCGAAAGAATTCCATGCTCGGGCGCGTTCGTCAGGCCCTCGAGGCCATGGGAGTCGAGCTCGACTCAAAGGGAGACGTGAAGTCTGTGATCTTTGGAGACCAGGCGCCCTTTGATCCTGATGCCCTGGCGGTCATGCGCCAATACAAGAGAAACCTTCGCGAGTTCAACGACATGCTGACCTATGCCGGCGGCACCGCCGAGGGCGACGTTGAGATCAGCGTCACCGAGCTGATGACAAACCGGGCTCTGCAGGAGGCATACAAGGACGATGTCATCTGGGACAAGGAAACCGTGCTTGAAATTCGCGACGACGAGGGCAACGTGATGTCGCAGGTCGTGATCCCGGACGACCCGACCCTCAACTCGGCGACCGGAGAATACCGGATCGTCGGGGGACAACTTGTCGACGAGAACGGCAACGTGCTCCCGCCGCTCGATCCCAACGTCAATCTCACGGCCTTTCCTGACGGCGCGCGCGCCTCGATCGACAGCCGCATCGCCCGCAACCCCGACGGCAGTCCCAAGATTCTGACAAACAAGGAGATCCAGGCGAGGGCTCGCCAGCGCGATCAGATGATCAAGGACGCTGTCGACAACGCGCCAGAGGACGGCTTTGAGGGACGACTCCGAGACACCGGAAACGGGAGCTATCGCGGGGTCATGAGTCCCTCCCAGCTCGAGGCCGTCATGGCACTGCCCAACAGCGTGATCCCTCCGGCTCTCAAGAAGAACATAGCCGCCTTCAACGAGGTGCTCCAGAGACGCGACGGAACTCGCATCCTGATGGAATATCAGGCAGCACTCCGCGGTGGCAGGTATCGGGCCCTCAGCCCGCGCATCCGCGACGTCGTGCCGATCGGATACCAGTTCAGCAAGCAGGGCAACTTTCTTGCCACGACCATATCGGTCAGCCGCATGTTTGACAAGATGAACCTGTGGGCCCAGAAGCGGCCAGAGAACCTCAACCTGTGGGGACGTGATCTTGGCAAGTTCTGGGAGGACGTGACTCGGGTGCTCGACAACCACAACCGGGGTCTTGCCGGCGAGACCGCCCTCGATGTCGATCCGGACATTGCTCTGCAGAAAAAGAACCGCATCAACGACTTCTTCAATCTCTTCACCAAGGACACCGAGGCGATGAATCCGTCTCGCACGAAGCTTCCGGCTCGTCGCGGCCAGGACTCGGCCGACCGCCTGATCATGTCGGCTCGCATGGACCGCATCAACCAGATGCAGATCAGCAACGCCCAGAAGCTTCCTGTCGACTACGGCAAGATGCTTGTCAATTTCTTCCCAGAGAACGAGGCACGGTCGCTCCGGATCGACCAGTTCCAGGATGCTCCGATCGAGAACGACATTGTCGGCGGCGCCATGCCTCGATTTCTTCCCGGCATCCGCTACACCTCGCTCCCCGACGATCCGAAGAAGACCATGGCCGACTTCTACATGCTCAACGCCATGATCACGACCCCGCCGACCGGATGGAGCATGGGCAAGTTCGGTGGCGAGGCCACCATGTATGCCCCGTCGGCAGACCCGACCGGACGTTATGCCGGCGTCCGTGCCGAGAAATATCAGGATGCTCTCGACGAGGCCAAGCAGACGCTCATCCCGTCTCTCCACAGCAAGATTCAGAAGGCCCTGCATTTTGCGATCGCGGCCGAACTTCGGCATGCCATTCCGCGCAGACAGCCAGCCGATCTCGCCGAGACCGAATTCTATCAGGAATACATGCGGCAGTATGCGATCCAGGGTGCCGGCATGCCAGATCTAAAGAAAGAGAAGGGACCTCGCCGCTACAAGGGAGAGAGCGAGGGCTACCGGGCCTCCTTCATCGCGATGGAGAATGCTCGCAAGAAACTGGGCATGGGCATCGCCGACGTGGCGCGCTTTGCCGAGCAGCTGTATCGTCGCGGAAGTTGGCAGTCGAGCTACGGTGGAAAACCATGGGGAGACATCGCTGCCCACCTCGCCCAGATGTCAGATCCCTCATATTCCACCGAGCGAGTCCGCGCCGTCGCGACCGATCCAGAGACCGGCCGCATGCAGATCATCGAGACCAACGAGTTCCGCGACCCGGGCGCCTACAACGCCATGTTCCAGGAGATCGACCGGGCCTACGACCTGCAGCACAACACGAACACGGTCTTCAACAAGCTCAAAAAATACTATCTCGGGGTCGAGGGATACGGCTGGATCGCCAAAATGCTCGACTTCAAGGCCAATGTGGCAAATCCCCGCGAGCTGCGTGGTCTCGTCAGTGGCACGATGGGGAAACTTGCCGACGCATGGTTCGCCGACATGCGAGCCGACGCGCCCCTCACCCAGGATCTTGAGGCCAAGGTCATCGAACAGCTTCCGCCCGCGCTGGTTGAAAACATGGACCCGTCTCAGTTTCTTGAGATCCTCAAGGACACGGTCGGCGAGCACTACCGCTCGTCAAGAGACCCGTTTGCAAAGATTGCCAGCGAGGCCAAAGAAATTTTTCGCAAAAATAAAGGCAACTATGGCGGAGATTGGGATGCGATCAAGAAGGACCAGAACGCGCACATTGGCCTGGTTCTTGAAGACAACTTTGGAGACCTTGGGGTCGCCAGGACCGACGCCGTCAAGCTTTTTCGCATGTTGCTCGTCGAGGGCAGGGACCCGCGAGTGACCGGCAAGAAGCCGTCTCCTGCCGACGTCCCGAATGTCGAGATCAAGCTTTCCAAGCCGGCAACATCTGCAAGTTCTGTTCTCAAGGCCACAGAAAGCCTGGTCAACATGGCAGCCGGCTCAAAGGTGATCGGAGACGGCTTCGGAGAGGGAGAATGGATGGTGAAGCTTGTTTCCAAGAATTCCGAGCTGAACACGCTGACTCTCTACAAGAATGGCAAGCCAGTCAACAGCTACAGCATCGCGATGACCACGAAAGGAAAGCCGATGGCCGGCAGCGTCCAGCTCGCGACCGAGATGATCAACAAGGACATCGTGAAGAACATGCTCGGCGCTCCCAAGTCCAGTCAGGGTTGGTTCATGGGCAACACGTTCGTGCCAAAGACGGATGTCTCGACTCCGACGAATCTCAACAAGTTTGCCGAGACTCTCATGACCGGTGGCTTCAATGGTCTGAAACTCGGCGATGTCACCGTGGTGAACGCCGGCTCCGCTGGTTTTGGAACGGTGCCGGTCTACAACATCCACAAGGGCGATTCGGTGTCTGAAAAAGACATCCTGGCCACGTTTGTCACCGACAACAAGCGAAGTCTCGTCGACTGGCTCGCAAAGCAGGCCATGAAGCAGGCCAAGCAGGCCGGCTACGGCAACGCGATGGACTGGATGCAGCAGAATCTGAAGAAAGAGGTCTCTGTCTCGACTCCAAAAATCACGCCCGCGATCAAGAGAAGCCTCAACAAGCTGCCGTCAGTCACAAAGCAGCTTGTTGAAGAATACATGGCCAACCTCGCGACCGATCTAGAATTTGTCGACAGCAATCTTGACAATTTGATTCCATCAAACATCGACCAGGCCATGGCCTGGCTTGGCAACACTTTTCCGGGAACCGCGTCTCTCACCCCCGTTGAGCAGCAAAGATTCGCAGCGTATCTTCGCGAGTTGAGCAACTGGGCCGCCAACAAGCTTGAAAAACGCAAGTCAGCAGACGACCTCGGAGACATGAACCAGGAGGTCGAAGAAGAGGGGCTGACCCTGGATTCTCCGGCAGTCGGATATGCCAAGGCAGACGACACCCTCATGACCGTCGCCGAGGCGGCCGCGATGATCGGACGGTTCGATCCTGAAGAGATCGGCGGGACCAACCACGTGTATTTCACGACGAACTCGGGCACGGCCGTGACAAATCCATACGAGGACGAGCAGGGCGATCCGTTTGTGACCGAGTGGGCGCCCGGCAACAAGACGGCCATCATGCAATACTGGGCCGACAACGGAGTCCTTCCGTCTGTCTCTGAGACGGCCCTGGCGATCTTCGATGCCGCGAATCCGGGGCATCCGTATCTGAAGCCCGAGCAGGACACGGCTCCTGCCAAAAAAGAGGCCGTTGAGACCAAGGCCAAGAAGCCGCTCCTGACAGAACAGGAGGACTTCACGATGCAGGCGGCGGCCCAACTCATGGACCCGGACATCGAGGTCGTCGAGGTTGGCGGCAAGAAGTTTGCAAAGGGCGTCACCGAGGTCGGATCTGTCGCGATCACCGGCTACGACAAGAATGGCAACGTGATCGGCATCATCCCGATCCAGGGATCGCAGAACATGGAACCCATGGATCTCAAGGCGGCCATCTATGAGGCCCTGTCGACACTCGGGGCCACGTCTGCGCCGGCACCCAAGACCAAGACGCCTGAGATCACGACGCAGGCGATCAACGAGGCCGCCGAGGCCCTGATGAACGACGAGACGACGTCGCTCGGCAAATACACGTTCGAGCCGATCGCCTCTGGTCTCGGAGGAACCAGGGTCAACATCTACGTCGAGTCCGGCATGGAGGACTTGGTCGGCTATTTCATGCTTGATCCGGGCGAGTATCGCGAGCCGTCAGACATGCTCGATGCGTTCTACGACAAAATCAGCGAGTTTCTCGAGAACAATCCCGACTCTGAGGAGGGAACCGGCGGCACGGGACCCGGCGCCAAGTTCATGCCCGTAAATAGATCCGAACTTTCTGAAGAAAATCAAAAAATTTTTGATGCGTTTCAAGAGCGAGTGAAAAAAGGCTTCATTGTTAGTCATGGGACAACGCGCAAAAACGCAAAAAAAATCTTGTCACAAGGTTTCAAGGGAAACACTTATTTTGCCCTGGATCCAGATTTTGATGGGGGATGGGACGTCGACGATAAAAACACGTTCCACATTTCGGTAGATACATCCAAACTGGACCCAAAACGAATGTTTCCTGATCCAGAACAAGCCGGGATCTATCATTATAGAACCACAAAATCTAAAGACTGGAATAAGGTGTTTGACTATATCCGGAGCCAAATGTCACAAGCTTCATCAGATGAAGACTCTATTTTTGGGGATGGAAATTTTGTCTATACTGGAAAAATACCATCCTTGGCAATCAAGGCCGTTTGGGATTGGGACACGGACGACAAATTTGACACATCTGGAGTCAAGTTCATGCCGGGCATCACGCCCAAGACGCTCTACAACTTCTATCACCTCGCCACTCTCGAGTCGCAGGGCCGGATCAAGTCCGAGTATGGTCAGGGCCTGATGAGGGAGTATCTCAACATCTACAAGCAGAAGTATCTTGAGACGCTGGGACCCCTGGTCGCAGACCAGATCAAGAAGTATATCGGCAGGGGCCGAGTCGACGAGGGTGTCACAGACGACGTCCTGGAGGCCGCGGCCAATGATCCGGCCGCCCTTGACGAGCTGATGCGCCAGACGTATCGCTCTGACATGAAGCGACGCAACGACGTGTGGAACAACATCACCGAGCATCTGAAGGGACTGGCCGCGGCCGGGACTCCGCGCGACATCATCTTCCGGATCGACCGACTCAACAACGCGATCCACAACACCAACGAGCTCCTCTTCAGCAAGTTCAAGAACGCCGGAGAGCTCATGGATGCCTTCGAGGCGATCAACGACGCCCGAGACGAGCGAGCCTACGGTCGAATGGTCGACAAGGATCTGCGCAACATCGAGGAATTCGAGGGCGGACCCGGGGCCAGATTCATGCCCGCGGACACCAGCCGTCTCATCGACATCGAGGAAGTCCGTCCGTTCAAGATTCCAAGACCCGTCAAGATTGGCAAAAACCGGTGGCGTGTCGGCGATGTCGTCACCTCAAAAGAACCTGATGCCGACGCGGCCGCGATGATCGCGGGTCTGCAGAGACTTGCCATGCACTCCAAGGGAGTCGATAGTCGCAAGGCTCTGTCGTCTGTCTTTGTGACGCTAAAAGACAACCCGTATTTCAAGAGACTCCTGGCAATGTCTCAAGAAAATCTGCAAGAACGCGGCATGGACGAGCTTTATCGAGGAGTCGGACTTGACAAAAATAAATCTCAGTTGACTCGGCAGGCAAAGTCATTCACACAGTTCTACGACATGGCCGACATGGTTGCCGAGGCCAACGCCGAGAGTCGCCGAGGTCTTGAACCCGAGGTGCTCAGGATCAGTCCGGTGGGCAAGTTTCCTGTGATCGAGGACGGGGCCATCGACGACATTGCCGAGGAACTCGGGATCAATCGATCCGAGCAACCCCACATGCCCGGAAAGCACATGGAGGGAGCTTTTGGAGAAGGCGAAGTCTTTGTGGCACCCTCGAGTGCCCGACCAAACGTTCGATTCATGCCCGGATCATCCCAGGTTGACCCAGGTCTTGCCGGAGTCACGGGACCAGACACTGACCAGGGTCCTCTGTCTGGGGCCAGATTCATGCCAGGCTACAACCCCCGCTACACCAGGGACGACGGGTCGTTCGACCGGGATGCGTGGCTAAATGACCGCCGCCGCGCGGAGGCTGAACTCCGGCGGCGGGGTCTGTCCCGTCGTGACTTTGGAAGCGACGACGAGTATGAGCGGGCGATTCGGGACCTGCTCCGCGAGCCGCGTCGCGGCTAGCGATCCATTCGCTCCCAGATGAGCGCCCAGGCTAGTCCGGCCGCGCCGAATAGCACGGCCGGCCAAAAGTTCCAGGCAATCTTGGCAAATGCCCTGAGCACGATGATGAGATCGGGGTCCATGGTCAGGCGGCAATTTTGGAGGTGAAGTCGATCGAGGCACCGACCTGCTTGCCGTGCTCGTGGGCGCCGGCATCGTGACTCGCGCGGCTGCGGCTGCGGCTCGAGCGGAGGTCCATGTTCTGGTCGACCCAGTCCCTGATGCGCTTCTTCTTGTCGGCGATCACGATCGCGAAGCGGTCCTGCTCCTCCTTCTTGAAGCGGCGCATCGCGGCCTGGCGGCCGTGGGTCGACTCGTTGATGAATCCGTCGGCGACGCCGCGAAAGAACGAGTTGGCGGTGGTCGTGTTCCACGCCTTGCCAGTCATCCGCAGGTGAGCCGCGAGACCGTTCTTCATGGCATCATAAACGAGCGGCAGTGCGACGCGGGCAGCCTCAATGTCGAGCGACTCGCCGATGAAGATGTAGACGTGACGGTATCCGCCCGAGCGGCCGACGTTCATGTCCCACTGCGCCGAGTAGACGACCTTGACGTCGAAGACCTGGTGAATCACGGCGGGGATCCAGCGGTCCTCGTCGCGCTTCTTGCGGCCGGTGTTGACGGAGACCTTGCTGATGGTCTCGGCCTCGCGTGCCTCGCCCACCTGCATCTGTTCGATGCCGTGGCGCGTCATCAGCTCGCGAGCCTTGCGGAGAGCGACCTCCATCTCGTTGGCCGTGGCCCCGCTCGAGGGATCGGCCATCTTGAAGAGGTTGCGTATTTTTTCGATGATGTTGGATGTGTTCATGACAGGACCTAGTCTACCATGGCTGGCAGCCAAGTAAACCCCAAAAAAGCAAAAAAATGAAAAAAAAATAGGGGGCCCCGGAGGGCCCCCTGGTTGGTGGTTTCGGCGGGTTATTCGGCGGCCAGCATCTCCTTGCGGAACTTCTGGAGGCCGTGGGTGCCACCGGCGAGCAGGGCCTCGGCACCGGCCCAGAGGCGACGGTTGACGAGGGTGTCCATGTGGAAGGACGTGACCCCGCGGCTGCGACGGCCGAGGCGAGTCTCGATGCCGCCCTTGATGACGTTCTCCTGGACGCGGTTGAACACGGTCCAGAGGTCGTCGTGCTTGTCGACGTCGCGGCGGGCGACGAGAACGTCCTTGGCCTCGATGGGCATGTCGGCATAGCCCTTGTAGCGGGCCTCGATCGCGAACTTGGCATACATGCTCTGCTCGATCTTGTTCAGCCTCCGCTCGCGGAAGGCCTCAACGCGGCCCTCGGACTCATCGAGCAGCTTGGCCATGTTGGCAATCATCGAGCGGACGGCCTCGGAATCGAGCGACACGTGGGTCGCGACAAAACTCGAGGCCATGCCCGAGGCAACGACCATGCCGTTGCTGCAGACCAGGCGGTAGAAACCGGCCATGGCAGACAGACGGCGAGTGCGGTCGTGGCTGTTCTCGAGGATGACGCGCGGGGCGGACTCCATCTTGCCCGACTGCAGCTTCTCGAGGTGGTTGCGGTGAAACAGCTCCACGCGGTGCTGCCCGGTGATCCCGGCCTCGCGGCGCTGGCGCGCGTTGACCGGCACGAAGCCGTGGTCGCGCAGGACCGGGAGGACCTCGGACGTGCTCACGAACGTGTAGCGCTCGGAGACGTCGGGGGCGGGTTTCTTCGCGAAGATCGCCGGGGCGAGTTCACGGAGGCGGGTGTCGTTCAGTTCTCCCAGGAGGACCTGGGCCGTAGTTGTGTTTGCAGTATTGCTCATAACGAGGGCTAATATAGCTGGCTGCCAGGCACGTGTAAACCCCAGAATGAAACTTTTTTCAACTTTTTTTCGGGGCCCTCGGAGGGCTACTTTTTGGCCCCCTCGGGGAAGATCGTGTAGGACTTCTTGCCGCCGACTCGGATCGAGACCACCCCGCGGCCCTGGGCCTCGAGCTTGCCGAGCTGGATGCCAAACCACCTCGCCGAGTTGCGCCCGACGATGTTGCGCAGGCTGTCATAGAGGAAGATGTCCTGCATGAGAGCTGTCGCGGTTCCAGACCAGGCGTCGGTCTCGCCGTTGCGAGATCTCTCGAGCATGAAGGCCGACAGCACCTCGTCGAGGACTGCCGCGTCCGTGCTCTCGCCGGCCGCGAGCCGCAGTTCTGGATGGTGGTATCCACGGATCCCGTAGCGCGCCTGTTCTGAGATGCATTCCTCTGGCACGTCAAACTCGACCAGCCACGCGGCGAGATAAGGAAGTTCTCGGATGATCGTGTCCTGGAGGACGTGCCTCTCTGGAAACATCTTGTCGACGGTGGCGGCCCTGAAGAGCATGATCTTGTCAAGGATTGACGTGTCGAGATCAGGCAGGATGCGGAGCGACTCGGCATCGAGGTTTCCGGTGATGATCACGCGGCCAGTCCACTCGACCATGACCGAATCCTGGAACTTGGCATGGTATTCAAAGGTCGTGTTGGCCGTGACCTTCTTGAGCAGGCTCGAGAACTTCTTGTGGTCTGCCGAGCTGTCGCCGGGCGTCGCGTCGTCGACTGACCACAGGCCGTGATGGAACAGCTCCTTGTTGAACGAGGATGCTCCCAGAAGAAACTGGGTCGCGTCCTGGTGACCTCCGACCAGACCAGAGACGATCCTGTTGGACAGCAGGGTCTTGCCCTGCCCGGGCTCACCGGCGATGAACAGGGCCTGTCCCTGCTTCGGGGCCCCGTCGAGCGCCGAGCAGTAGAACCTCTTGAGCCACGACAGAAAATAGAGCAGCTGCTCGTCGTTGTCAAAGAACTTCTCAAGAAATCCACTGAGCCACGGAAAGCGGTCTCCCCAGTCGGCGACCGATTCGGCCGGCCTGAGTGGCATGACCCTGGCCGTGTTGAGGACTCGCTTGCCCATGAACTCGATCATGCCCGGCGGCAGGTAGACGAACGGGGCCGCTCCCACGACGCGCCTGTGCTGGTCGACCGTGAAGAGCGCGTGCTCGACCTCAGAGAAGGTCGCGTTCTTTTCCTTTTCAGCCGCCAGTCCCTGCTCGACCTTGAGCCATCGGCCCATCTCCCTCTCGGCACGCGCCTCCCACTTGCCGTCGGCCGACTGATACCAGTAGTTCTTGCCGTCATACCAGACTCCGTCGATCACCTCGCTGAGTCTGCTCGACGTGAACTGCTCGACGAAGCGGCTTCCGAAGATCTTCGACCACGGCACGAAGCCAGACGAGCCGGTGAAGCACTGCATCCCGGTTGGTCTGACGATCGCGGCCGTCGGGTTGTCTGCCATCGGGTCCCAGAACCGCACTCCTCGAGATCCCTCGACGAACGGTCCGTTCCAGCGGCCGGGAAAGCGCTGATGGAGCTCGTTCTCGAGCACGTCGAGCGGGATCGAGTCGCCGGCCCACTTGACCGACTCGGACGACTTCAGCATCCAGCCCTCGACGACCGCGGCATCGAGAGGCGGGGCCCCGTCGATTTCCATCCAGTCGCGGCCGACGTCGTAGTAGATGGTCGGGTTGAGAAAGGCCGAGTCGAAGTCGAAGCCGGGCAGGAGACCACGCAGGTCGAGCGACTTGGCCGCCGCCCTGAGCGTCTTGATCAGGACAGATCCCGACGCGACGAGAACCGGGCGATCAAGGATCCACACCAGTCTGGCTCCCCCGGATGGTGTCCTGTGGGCCCAGGTCGGCGGAGTGGCATCGCACCTGCCCAGCATCGACTTGAGGTCAGAGATGTCAATCTCGGAATCGTAGTCGGCCACCAGGGCGTGGATGGAATGGACCGGATTTGCGTCCTTGTGCAGCCGCAGGCTCGGGATGAGCCCCGTGAAGCCGCAATAGAGGCAGTGCTCGGTCGTGTCCTGCGCGAGCCATTCCTTGTAGAGTCGCTTGGTCTTGAACTTGGGCACCTCGGGAACAAACTCCCAGGGCCTGAGCATCTCCACGTCCTGCGTGACGAGATTCGTGATGCATGGGAACTTCATACTCCGACGCAGCCGATGGAGCGGTTGATGATGACATTGCTGAACTTTTCAAGTTCCTCGGTCGTGCAGCCCATGGCGTTGGGATGCCGGGCTTCCACGATGCGCGCTCCCAGAAACTGATCATTCTGGAAGAACAGCGGAAACTCTTGCCGAAGTCGTTTCATGCCCGCGGCCGCGCGCCTTCCGAGAACCCCGATGGTCTTCGGGCGCTGCTCGAGAATGACTCGCAGCATGTGCTCGTGGTCGGGATCTCCGGCGGCCCGGTGGTCGCCGAGCAGGGGCTGAGGATGCGCGTTGTCCCACCAGATGTCGTGAAACATCGGGCCAAACAGGCCGAGAAGGCGACGTCCGGTCATCGTCGTTGCGAGAAGCTCGCGGCGGAAGTGGACGTCGTGCTGGTATGACTGCAGGATCTCTGGATCTGTCTCAGGCGGAAACCATGGGTTCTGCAGGAAGATGACGGTGGTGTGGGCGAGGCTCATGACGGGCTCGATTGTAGGTGGGCTGGCTGCTATTGTGAAACGATGATCTCACCGAGCGAGTTCTTTCCAGTTTTCTGATGACCCCCAGGGTTCGGCGACCTCGGTGATCTCGGGATACTGACACTCGTAGGACTCCACGAGCTCGGGATTCTTCCCAGAATCGACGATCTCCCAGATGCAGTTGCGAGACTGCCGCGGGAACATCGGGGCAAAAATCGTGGCCAGGTAGTTGGTGTCGTAGTAGCCGCGAAGACGCTCGAAGATCTCGCGCTGGGCCGGCGTGAATTCTTCCTTGTAGTCCTTGATCGAGGCGAATGTCCCGTGGACGGCCTGGATCATCCAGCCCTCGCGTTCGAAGACGGCCCCGAGAGTCTCGTGACGCATCTCGTTGACGTGGTTGTCGGCACAGGTCTTGACGTCCCAGCAGGGAGTCGAGATGAAGGCGCGCCCGTCCTTTTTCAGCATCTCTCTGAACGAGTCAAGCATGCGGAGCATGTGCTCCGGTTCGACGTGTTCAAGGACCTCGAGACACACGATGATGTCGACCTGGTTGGCAAACTCGTCGGTCGCGTCGCAGATGTCGGTCTTCTCGTATGCCTCGAGCGGAAACTTGCCCGAGTGGAACACCTCGATCGCCTCGTCGAGGATCGGCCCGACGTCGATCCCAATGTATCTCTTCGGGATGTAGCGAGAGCTGTAGAGCGTCTTCGCCATCGGGAGCTCGCGGCCGCAGCCGACGTCGAGAATGGTCGCCTCGGCATAGGCCTTGCCCTCTGACAGGCGGCGCATGATGTGGCTCCATCTCAGACAGTGGGCGATGTAGTCGCGATGCAAGAATCCGCGTTTCTCGGCGGTGTCGAGCGACAAGAATGTCGTGTCTACGGTCTTTCCTCTTTTGTTTGCCATGGCAGATTACCTCCGTTTCTTGTTGCTCATGCCGGCCTCGCTGAGAGCGATGGCGACGGCCTGCTTGCGGTTCTTGACCTTCTTCTTGGATTTTCCGATGTTGAGGGTTCCCCGTCCGTATTCTTCCATCACTTTCTTGACGGTGGAATAGCGTCCGGCCTTGGTGGTTGGTGTCTTGGTTGGCATGGTTATGGTCTTGGTTGGTTGTTCAGGAGACGGTCCTCGAAGGCCTTGAAAAACCCGTGAGGCTCGTTGAGATTTGGTGTGACGGCATACTCGCCGATGATCGCGGCAAGGTAGCCGTGGACAAAGCCGCGCTCAATTCGATGACCAGCGACGGCATCAAAGTCATGTCCCTCTGACCAGTCGTGGTTGTGCCAGCCGGAAAGGGTCTCGAGATCCTTCTCGTAAATGTGGTGAGATCCGGCGTTGAGATGCAGGGTGCCGAGCTGGAGGTCCATGCCCTCGTCGCGCAGCGCCTCGAGAATGTGCCACGACAGCATCGAGAAGTTGAAAACATCATACGGAAACCCGAGCCAGACGTCACTCGAACGCATCGTGTCGACGCAGTGGAGCAGTCCGTCGCGGATCAGCCACTGGACTGCCGCCGTGCAGGGCACGTCCTTCGTGTGCGGCGGATTCTCTCTCCATATCGTGAGAACTGCCTGGCGCGTGTCGCGGTCTCTCTTGAGCGTGTTCACGATGTATTCGACTTGCCGCGCGATCTTGGGTCCGTAGGCCCCAAAGAATGTCTCCCCGTCGTCGGAAAACTTCTTGATCGCCGAGCAGTATCGTCCGATCGATTCGACGTCGCGGCGGCCGGCAAGAATCCACCAGGCCTCGGCCGCCATGAAGCGGTAGCTCAGCCGGCGCTTCTTTGTCAGAACGACCGGAAAGGCCATGTCGACTGCCACCGTGTTGTTGATGATCTCGCGGACCGGCATGCCGCGTGGACTGTATTGACGGCCGTTGAGAGACACGTCTGCGATGAGCTGAAGCCACGCCTCGGTGGCGGTCTTTGGGATCTTGTCGTTGTTCATTTGATGAGATTCAGTTCGTTGAGAAGAAGCATGCGGTCGCGGACCAGATCCTCGGCCTGCACGTTGAAGTCGGTCGCCTCGAGCATGGCCGAGGCAATGTCCTGGACGTCCTGGACGTGGAGAGACAGATCATTGGATGTCCGTCCCATCTGCTCGTAGTCATAGAGGTGCGCCATCAGAGGGCGGGCATTTCCAAATCCGCGCAGACTCTCGCAGTGGCCGAGATGCGTCTCTGTCCGATCAGTCCCATGCCACCAGTCAAAATAGCAGCAGACAAGATCGCGGTAGCGGTCGTCTGGCTCATACATCTCATGCCGCTCCTCGCGGGAACGACACAGCGCCTCAAGCATGCGCTCGGGACTCGACAGAAGACAGACAACATAGGTCACTCCGAGACACGACATGACCCGGTCGAGAACGGCGGCCTCGGCAGAGATCGGTGACCCGCCACGGTAGGCGGCGGCATACAGCTGCTCCGAGGGCCAGTGTCTGTCGATCAAGACGGGCTTCTCGATCGACCAGTGGACTGCCAGGGCGAGAGACATCGCCTGGTGCTCATACATTCTCTTGCGCAGTGGAAGATGCAGGTAGCGGGCCCCGGTCTGGCGCATGTATTCGCGTCCCCACGTCGTCTTGCCGACGGCATCGGGTCCCTCAAGGACAATGATCGGGTGGCGCTTCATAGGGTCTGGATCAGGCGCTTGGCGACGGTCCTGAGAACTGGCTGAAGAGAACTCGCGAACATCGCCGGCTTTCCGTCGAGCATGGGATTGGGCGAGGCGAGATCATCGAGTGACATGAAGACAAGGTAGTCGTGCTTGTCTGGCTCGACATTGCGGGCGACAAGCTGGAGATCACGGACGGCGACAGACCATACACCGATCACCCAGTCCAGACCATCCCCATTGTCATTGCGGTAGATCGTCTGGAACTCGACGCGGAAGCAGTTGTCTGGCTCGATCGCCATCTCCTCGCGGAGCTCACGAAGAAGACCCTCCTCGAACGGCTCGCCATGCTCGAGAAGTCCCGCCGGGGTCGACAGGCAGTTCTTGGCAGAGCGGACACGGTCGCCGCGCCACATCATGGCCACCATCTGAGTGACCGGATCATAGGGCACGGCCATGACGGTGAAGTGCGGAAGTGCCTGCTGCAGAGATTTCGGCTCGGTCATGACTGGGCCCTCTTTTCCAGGTAATGGTCGGCGGCCTCGATCGCGAGATCAATGGCCTTGGTTGGGTTGACGCTGATCTTGCCCGACAGGATTCCGGCGGCGCAGAACATGACAAGCATGTCGCGCATGTTGACCTCATCGATGTCGGGTGACTTCTTGGTGTTGTGGTTTGGGTTCATTTGAGATAGTGCGGACTCGCGTGGGCCTCCGAATCGAGAGCGATTCCTGGCATCCATTCACATTCCTGGGCCATGATCTCTCTGACGGTCTCGAGGGCGTCGTCGACCTGGTCTGCCGGGATCTCGTCGGTCACGACCTCGTCGTGCACGGCGAAGAGAGTCGGGATTCCGGCCTCCTCGATCTTGAGAAGCTTCTCGTAGAAGCAGTCGCGGGCCGTCGCCTGGATGATGTTTTCCACTCCAAGACTTCCCCACATGCGATTGACCCGGCCGGTCGCCAGGGTGGCGGTGAGCTGCCCCTTGTCGCGGCGGACGTCGCGGTAGCGCATCGTGTTCCATGACGGCAGGTCGATCTCGAGGTCCTGGCCAACGGACGTCTCGAACCTGCGCTGGATGCGGTTCCAGAAATCCACGATGAGCCGCTCCTTGCGGCGGAAGTCGCCGACCTGCAGCTTGGCGTCTCTGAGAGAGATTCGGTGGCCATACTGGTTCCAGCAGTAATCGACGAAGCGCTCGGCGCCGCAGCCGTAAGAAAGACCAAGGACACGCATCTTGCACATCGCATAGAGGTTGGGATCCTCCTTCTTCAGGCTGGCGCCCTTCCAGTTGAGTGTCTGAATCGCGTGGACCTGGTAGACCGAGATGCCACGGTTGATCATCTCGATCTTGCGCTCATCGTTGACAAGCCAGGCAAGAGTGCGCGGCTCGATCTGCGCCAGGTCGGCGATCACGATCTGGCCGCCGTGCATCGCGTGGATGGCGCGGCGCATGTCGACTCCCTCGAAAGGATCTCGCTGGAATCCCTGAACGTTGAAGCCCTGGTCTCCGCTGGTGCGCTTGGTGTGGGCTCCGCAGTATTTCTGGCTGAAGTCGATCCGGCCGTCTGGGCGGATGCGGTCACGCATCGTCATGAGCTTGGTCATGAGAAGATTGGCCTTGCGATACCGGCGCATCTCGCGCACCCATGGGATCTCGGGATGCTCATCTTCCCAGCGCTGGCAGTCGGTCGAGTCCTCGGCGAGCGACTTGGGTGGCGTGATCCCGAGCTTGCGGCACTCCTCGGCGACGGCGATCGGAGAGAGAACGGCACGCTCCTCGGCCTTTCCGTTGGCCCAGGGCAGGAGGTTACGCGCCTCCCAGCAGGCGCGGTCGAGCGTCTGGATCGACCGGTCGAGATACTCGCGATCGGCAGGAAGTCCGCGCAGGCACTGCAGGGTGGTCATGAGACTGATCTTCTTCTCGGCGTCTGGCCACAGATGCGCGTGGGCTTCCCAGATCTTCCAGCACCACTCGGCGTCGCGCTCGGCATACTCGACCACCTCTCGCCAGTCGGGACTGACCCGCAGTTCTCGGTGGGTCTTGTTCTCCATCTTCTTGCGGGCGTCCTTCGACACGTCGACGTTGAACATCGCCATGCAGGCCTTCTTGAGATCTCTGGGATGCCCGAGCCAGCATGACAGATTCGCGGTGCAGTGCCATTCCGATGGATCGATGTCCTGGACCTCTGGATGCAGTTCCTGATAGCGTCGCCAGACGCGGGCATCGAACGCGGCGTTGTGGCTGACCCAGGTCCGGTCGTTGATTGATGCCCAGTCAAACTCTGAGGGATGGCCGACAAACGAGCCCTCCTCGGCATGGACTGCCACGAGGTAGATCACGACGTCGGGATGCCGCAGATACTGGTCGACACCCATGTCGCGCAGCCCGATCCTCTTCTTGGGAAAGAAGCTGCTCTCAAAGTCGACGGCGACGTGGTCTCTGGTCATTCGCTCATCTCCTCCTGTGGCGCGAAACGGCTCTGCAGGACGGTGTAGCCGCCGGCGAGGGCCTCGTCATATCTGCTCTGGGCCCAGTCTGGAATCTCGTCCTCGATGGGCCACATGAAGCGCTGAAGCGTGCTCTTGAACTCTGGCTCGCGGTCCTGCTGTTTTTCTTCGATCGAGTGCAGCATCGACGCGACCCTGGCGATCTCGGCAGAGCCGGTCGCGAACATGCGAGCAAGCATGTCGTCATGCATCGTGCGAATCTCGATGGCGCGCAGATGGAACGGCTCGGCGGCGCGCATGATAATGTCCTCATGGAGTCCAATGAGCGACATCCAGTGTCCGCGGCGCTGAAACTCTTCGGCCATCGACTGCCAGGCCTTGCGAGCCTCGGCCTCGAGAGAAGTCGCGCCGGCATCGGAGGTCTCCTCGACAGAGACACAGACGGCCGGATTCTCGGCGGCGGCCCGCCAGATCCATGGCTCAGACCTGGTCGTCGGTCCCCCGATGATGACATTGGTGACGTCGAGACAGGGAATCGTCGCGACGTCGGTGAGGTTCGCGAGGAACCTGTAGATGACCCCGATCGACTGGCGGTTCTTCTTGAACTCGCAATCGGTCACGAGGACACGGTGGACATGAAATGGAAGATGCGGAAAAAGCATGAAAGTGGGGCAGACGTTTTGGCCGCGGTCTGCCAGCGCGGGTGTCATGAGCCGCCGGGCGCGCCACTGCGAAGAGGACGCCCGGTCACCCAAATGTTTATCCCAGACTGAGGACCCACTCGGCGAAGCCCGGATCCTTGTGGCGTCCGAGATTCTTGAAGTTGGCCACGGTCACGATGTTGCCGGACTTCTGCTTCTCACGGCTGCAGGTGAGTCCGAGCATGAACATGCGGGTATCGGGGATCAGGCTGGTCTGCGACTGAGTCATCAGCCAGCGCGCCGCCGTGGCCGCACGATAGTTGACGCCGGTGAACTTCATCTCGGCCAGACAGAACTTGCGCTCCGCGTGCTCGAGGCTGAAGATCGGGTCTGGCTCGATGTATTCGGGCTGCTCGAGCAGGAAGAGGCAGAACAGTCCCGGGTCGGCCGTGGGAGGTTCCTTGCCGTCCCAGCTGGTCGAGAATCCGGCGCTCTCCGCGTCCTTCGGCGAGTCGAAGATCATCGGGGTGACGCCATCCTTGTATTCCTCGTCGGTCAGGCGCTGGATGAACTTCTTGCGCCCGGTCATGAGGATCAGGTTGAGCGGATCGTAGCCCTTGTCCCACACGAGGACCTCGCCGTTGACGACGATCTGTCCGACGGTGAAGCCCTTCGACTCGAGATCCGAGCTGTTGGACTGCACCATGTTGACGCGCGGGCGCATGAGATCGCGCTCGGAGATGGCTCCGTCGATCTGACCCATCGCCATGGGGCGGTAGGACACGACGGCCGTCTCGGATGCGACATCGTCCTCGTCTTCCTCGATGATGGGCTGGCGAGTCGCCAGTTTCTTCGATGGCGCGGGAGCCGGCTCGACCTCGGCCTCGATGATGTCCTCATCGGGTTCCGGGGCGGGCGCCTTCTTGGTGATCAGGCGCTTAGCGGGCTGTGCAGCGGGCTGCGGTGTCTCGGACACCTCAGGTGTCTCGACTGGTGTTTCCTCGGCGACGGGCGCGTCGGATGTCTTCAGAGTCTCGGCCGTCTTGCGACGGAGAGACAGTTTTTGTATCAGTGCCATTTTATTTGGTTTCCTTGGTTTGTTGTTCTTGCTGTGTTCGGATCGTCATGATCCTGTCGAGCCAGTCGCCAACTCGGTAGTTGCCGTCGCCGATGGCGTCGGTGTCCCTGTCGTCGAGCTGGATCGAAAATTTTTCCTCGAGCATGAGCTGCACCTCGATGAGGTCGAGATCAAGCAGCCCAAGGTCGTCGAGCATGTCGGTGTCTTCGGTGATGATGCCGAGTTCTGGCAGCATCTCGTGCAGAACCTCGTGGAATTTTTGCATTGCCTCTTCTCTGCTCATGATTTTTTCCCCCTGCTCAGTTGTGCATAGCGCACTCTGGCGCCGTGCTGGATTAGTCCGGTCTCGTGGAGCCGGTCGACCGCGAGCGACTGCATGCCGCCCTTTTCTCCGGTCTTTGCGTGTTGGCCGACAAGCTGCTTGATCTTCGTGACCGAGACATCGCATGCCGACAAGAACTCGTCAAACGTGACGCCAAATTCAGACTCCAAGAGTTTCGCCGCGGCAATGGGATCGACGATCGAGGTGTCGCCAGATTTCTCGACGATCGTGACTCCCTCGGAGAGACGACCCGCGTCGTGGACTGCGAGCACAAAGCGCTTGAACTTCTTGAGATAGTCCTCCATGGGCTTGATCCAGCGAAAAGCGCGCACGACTTCTTCAGGATCTGCGGTCTCTGGCGACTCGAGACTCGTGAGAGGCGCGATCTCGTGGCCAAACAGGTCTGCGTCGTTGGCGAGCTTGACCATGTAGCGCTGCCACGCCGAGCAGCTGGCCTGGCGGGCACAGAAGCCGCAGATGTCTGGATGCGGACGGAGCATGTCGTTGTCCTGTGTCTCCAGCCACCGATGCCGGCGACGGACGATGGCGCCGACCTGCGACACGATCACCTCGTAGTCCTTCTTGCGGGTGAAGAGGTGCGTATCGTCGACCTTTAGGGCCGGCTGAATCAGGCGAACTCGGATCTTCTCGATGGTCGGAAAGAGGATGAACAGACCGAGGGCATAGGCCCTGAACTGAATGTTTTCTGAAACGTGGTCGACCTCCCACCGGCCAAACTTGAAGTCGATCAGCTCGACAGACACGGGCTCATGATCGGCGTCGGCCTCGAGCACGATCACGCGGTCGGCGTGCCCCTTGTCGAAGTCACGGAACTTGAGGGGTCGAAAGTCGAGCTCGACCTCCTTGAGGGGCTCATAGGGTGACTGACTCTCGGCGTCGGCGAGCAGGGCAAGCGTCTGTTCTGCGACCTCGCGGTCCTCGTCTGTCAGGGTGGCAGGAATCTTGCCGGTGTCCATGACCTCGTGCAGCGTGGTTCCGCGAGCGGCTGCCGCAGACGGCGTGTCGTCGGACTCGTAGCCGGGGCAGATCTGCAGCGGCTTCAGCCTTGACGGACTGATCCGCGAGTGGCCTCGTGACGTGTGATCAACCTGGGAGTTCATGGGAATCAGCGAGGCGAGCGATGTAGCTCTTGATGTGAATGAGTGGCATGTGAGTCAGCTCGACGCCGTATTCGTCGAGGATCTCCATGCCGGCGACGTCGCGCGGATAGGTCAGACCGTAGACGACGCGCTCTACGCCGTGCGCGATGAGATTGAGCGCGCAGGGACCGCACGGGATCGTCGTGCAGGCGACGGTCCTGACGGCGCCGCGGTGAGTCAGGCTGCAGAGATTGGACTCGGCGTGCACGACAAACTTGCGGCGCTGCTCGTTGTTCTGCCACCAGTCGTCGCTGACGTCCCATCCAGATGGGAGTCCGTTGTAGGCGGTGGCAATGACGCGGTTTTCATGGTCGAGCGCGACGGCTCCGACCTTGCGATTGGGATCCTCGGAACGGAGGGCGGCGGCGGAGGCAAGGAGCATCGCGTATTCGTCGATGGTGGGTCTAAGATGTGGGCTCATGACGGTGTGAAGATTATCGTGGCTGGCTGCCAAGTAAATGCATATTTTCTGCGCAGAAAACTTTTCATCACTCGCAGGAATAGATCTCGCTCTGCAGGCGAAGCCGCGGCACTCCCCGAGACGCGTCGGTGAAACTGCGATCCTCGAACAGCACGCGGTTTGTGGGCTGGATCGTGAGCCTGTCGTTGTAGAGTCGGATGAACATGAACTCCTTCGCCTGTTCGGGGGCATCGGAGAATCCGTCTCCGATCGGCGCCGCCGTGAAGAGATAGGCGCCGAGGTGCTCGCTGTTCTTGATGAGAGCATCGCACTGCATGCCACGGAGATAGGTGTATTCAGTCGCGTGCCAGTCGTATCCGTAGCAGTCCCACAACTGCGCGTCGTCAGGACGCCAGTCCAGATGCGGGGTCGGAGAGAAAGCCAGGGCATGGGGAGGCACCGACCGGTAGACGGCACCAGACTCGAACATGACATTGCAGCCCCACATGCGACCCGGAATCGAGACGAGGCCGAACCAGACGGCGGGCACGAAGCCGCACGGCTCCTCGTGGGTGAAGGATGAATCGACCCAAACATACTGGTGCCGCGGGATAGATCCGATTTGTGTGTTCATGGAGTATTGGGATGAAGCGACCAGTCAGTCTGAGATGGAGGAACCGGCCTGCTGCACAGTGGACAGAGACTGAGATCAGGCTCCGGACGGTGGCGAGATCCGAGATGCAGGATCGCAAGCGACACGGCGGCGGCCCAGAACAGGCACAGCGCGGCCAGAACGGCATTGAGACTGAATCCCCGCATCATGACACCATCCTCCGCAGTGCCTGCCTGACCGTGAGGTCGCGCAGGTGTTCCATTGCCGAGTGGCGCGTCGGAAACACGCGATCTTCGAGCATCCAGCGTCTCTCGTGTTCGCAATAGTTGAATCCCGCGGCATGAAGCCTTGGGCACTCACTGGCCCTGTCGAGCCAGCCGACGATTCGATCGATCATTCGTTTCATATCATTCCCTCCATGTTGAGTTCACCGTCTGTCAGCAAGGAAAGATTCTCGAGTCGGCGCTCCACGGCCCTGGCTATCTTCGACTCGATGCCGGTCGACGAGTAGACGATGCGCTGGACGACGGGACTCTTGGCTCCCGATCGGACGGCACGACCAAGGACCTGGATGAGGGTCACGGCCTTGTAGGTCGGAAACACGATCACGTGGCGAGGTCTCGACCCGTGCGTGTCGTGCAGGTCGATCGACTCGGAGCCCGCGTCGACCTGGCAGACCAGGACCCTGACCAGGCCAGACTGGAAATCATGCACGGCCGCTTCCTGGTCGCGCCGAGACCTCTTGCCGTCGAGCACCCTGTGGTCAATCGCGCCGAGACGCTCGGAGATGACCTGGATCGTCCTGGTGAACTGGACGAACACGATGACAGACTCGCCCTCCTCGTGCCGGTCCTCGATCTCCTCGATCAGGGCCGGGACCTTGAAGAGCTCGGCGCGCTGCCGGTCTCGAATCGCGAGGATGCCGGGACCCGGGTCTCCCTCGTGTCGCTCGATGTCGGCCTGTTCGTCGTCGTCGACAAGACTGAGCCAGGATCCGAGCCAGGACGGAGGCGAGTCCGGAAGATCCCACAGTTCGACCGTGGTCTGGGCCTCGGGGAACTGGCCGGCCTCAAAGAGATCTTTCTTGCGGAGACGGAGTCCCCAGCAGTCGGGGCCGTCAAAGAGGGTCCGGTGGATGTCGCCGAGCACTCGGTCACGGTCTCCCTTGCGGAAGTAGAGACCACCGAACGGACTGCGCACGCAGCCGTTCCTGCGGCACCAGTTCCAGAAGTCGTTGTCGAGCCGGTGCATTCCGGTGCAGAAGCCGAGGGCTCGCATCTTGAGGGGCGAGTCTGCCGGAGTCGCAGAGAGGCCGAGCACGAGGACATTCGGATTTCGCTGCGCCGCGATGACGAGCTCGGCGTTCTGACTCTTGAGACCTCCGCCGGCATGGATCTCGTCGATGATGAGGATCATGGGATTGGGCATGACCAAACTGAAGGCGCGGACGCGGCCGAGTCGGTTGCGGATCGGGATGAAATACTCGTTGCGGCCGCCGCGGGCCTTCTCCCAGCTCATGACAAACTCTGGCACGATGCCGAATTGCCCGAGGGCGACCTTCCACTTTGTGATGGCGCGGGCACGGCAGATCACGGCGATCCGCGGAATGTGTC